TCTACTGTAAAACTTTGTGTAGATGCTCCTGCTGGTACCGACCAAGCTCCCGTTGTTTTTGATGGGAATGCAGTTGTCAATTGAGTTGAACCACTTATTACACCATTGGTTGCTGCTATTGAACCCGTTATAGATGTTGCGTTTAATGAACCTGTAATTTCTACTAATCCATTATTTTGAACATATAAATTACTACCACTTTGTAAGAATAGTGATGAACTATTGTTCGTAATTGCAGATGCAATTATTTGTCCTGATGTAACAACCATTGAACCACTAAATATTTGTGACCCACTAAATGTGTTTGAACCAGTAGTTACCAATCCATTAAATCTACTATTAAATGATGATGATATTGAAGAAAATGAACTACTTAAAGCATATCTTGCATCGTATGATGCTGTCAATTGTGAAGAACCACTAATTACACCATTTGTTGCGTTGATTGTACCATTGATTGAATCAGTTACGTTTAATGAAGAACTAACAAATACACCATTAACACCGGTGATTGTTATTGTTTGTGCACTATCATCTATTTTTAAGTAATTGGTATCATCACCAAAGTAGTTGAAATCTGTATTACCTTTAAAGTGAATATCATTACCCGAAGGTGCTGCAGTATTATAAATTTGAAAATATCTTGCATCATTAACATCAGGTTGTAAAAATATATTTCCAATACCTTTAATTTCATTAGTTACGATTAAAGAAGAACTTATTATTTGTTCACCTATAAAAGTATTTGAACCAGTTGTTGCAAATGAACCCGTTGGTATATTTGGAACACTACCACTTAATGTATATCTTGTATCGTATGATGATGTTAATTGAGATGAAGAACTTATTGCTCCACTTAAACTTGTCAAAAATGAACCCGTTTCACTTTCAGTAATCCAACTACCACTTACACTTTCAATTGTGTTTAATCTATCCACTAATGATGATGTAGATTGTGATGCCGTAAATGTATTTAAATTTGAAATAGATGTTACCAAACTTGCAGTTGAAACTGATGCAGTAAAAGTATTCAAATTACTAATAGAAGTTACAATTGATGCCGTAGTTACACTTGCAGTAAAAATATTTAAATTTGAAATAGATGTTACTAAACTTCCAGTTGAAATACTTGCAGTATAAGAATTGAAAGATGATGTTGATAATTTTGTATCTAATGTATTACTTAATGCAGAAGTTACTAAATCGGTTGCAAATGTAGTATCTAATGAAGATGTTAAATTGTTTATAGAAATTTTATATGTTGTGCTACCTGATATACCAACTACAAAAGTCGTATCTAATGATGCCGGACTTAATGCAGGTAGCTCTGATATTTTTTTAGTTTGTCTTAGTGCCATTTTTATAATATTATTTCTTCGTCATTTTCAGTTGATAAAACTATGTCTAATTCTGTTCCTATTGGTATATCTTTTAACTTACCCATAACATAAATATCATTTATAGTCACATTATCGTAATCTATGTATTGTTCATTTAAAGTTATTACTACATTATTTCCAACTTCTTTTATTGTATAGTTTCCTGGAATATGTAAACCAAATACCAATACTTCAAAATTGTTAGGTGATGCTCCTTCGGTTCCGTAATCTAATGTAACATTGTATATCGTTAATGTATTTGTATTATTGTCAAATTCATCAACATTTCTTTGGACATATCTTGCACTATGTTCTAATATTTCTTGATGAAAATCCGATATAGTTGTTTTGTTATTTACTAATTTTATTGGATTTGGATTAGATTTTGTTCTACCACCAAATTTAGTAGGTATTCTTACATCTAATGATGCGGTATAAGTATATGCAATTGATGCACTTAATTCTAATTTAGCTTGTTCTATTGGTAGTGGATTTCCATTTACATCTCTACCATCAAATGAAGATGATATTGTATATGATTGATTTATATAGTCACCCATAATAGTTTTAAAATCATTGGAACCACTTACTTCAATACCTTCATATACGGACGCAGAAATATTAGTTAAGTTATATTTTTTAACTATTCTATTTAATTGTCGTGTATTTGAATTAAATCTATTAAGCATATTGTTCTATATCTCCTTTTACTTCAATATAATCATCATCGTCTAAAACAAACCCATAAAATTTATCTTTTCTAAATTTAACTAATAATCCGTTTCCACCTTGTTCGACCTCATAATCCGTTCCACTTATTGCCTGTGTGTTAATATAAACTTGTAATCTATCTTGTGTAGTTCTATATTCAATTTCTCTTAATATATCTACAAATCTCCAACCCGTAGCTTCAAAAATCCAATAAGTAGAATTTGTTAAATCTTTTGGAGTTAAAACGACTTTACCAGGTTTTCTACTGATTTTTTGTGTTATATCTAATAAACTTCTTTTCATTATACAATATCAATAAATTTACCTGTAATAGTAATCTCATCGGTACTGGTTACACTAAATCCTAAATTAGTTGAGTTAAAATTAATAGTAAATGAGTTTGAAGTTATTGCTACCGAAAAATGTGTTGTAAAATAATATCTAACACCATTTATATAAACTTTAATATCATATGAATTATCTCCAATTGTTAGTCCACTTGTAATTACAGTTGACAATGCAGCTGGTGCTTTTATTAATTTTATATCTGTAAATGTAATCGTATTGTTTGTTACTGGATTTTGTATTTTACTATTATTTAATGATAAGAAATCAATTAAATCTTTATTATCATAGTATGGTGATGGTGTAGTTAACATACCTTCCAATCTTCCATTACCCGTTACATCGGTTTCAGTTGTAATTACAACTCTTTTTGTAGACATTGATTTTTTAATCGGTGATTCTCCATCAAATTTTTCTGGAAGTAAATAAGCTTTAACCGATAAACTAAATTCAATTCTATTAATTCTTTCAGTTCCTTCACCAACTTCATTTATAACATTAAATTCACTTAACGACGTTCTAAATTTAAACTTTTCTTTATCACCCCAATATGATGATGTGTATTGTAATTGTTCTATTACTGCGTTTAATTGTTCGGTAAAAGATGTCCAACACATACACTCATAACTTACTTCAATATATTCTGGCATAGTTATTTTGTATACTTCATATTTTGGTTTTACATTACCACCCAATGCGGTAAACCTATCATATCTATTATCTTTTGAATACTTTGTAACACCCGAATACGATACATGTCTATTCAACATTGGCATAGTATCATCTTTTGTAATCGATGTTCTTCTAATCATCATTAATGGTAATTGTATTTTACCATGAGTGTCTCTATAAACACCTTGTCTACGGGAACCATTCCATCTTTCCGAATTACCATATATTACCGGAATTTTTATAGATTTACCATTACCATCTTCCAATGCCGGTAAAGCGGTATCTTCCAAATAAGACATCATAGCATAATCTATATCAAAAAGACTAATACTTTGTTTTAAATCACTCTTTGTAGATTTGATTTCATTTCCTCTATTTAAATTCGGTTTTAGTGGATTTACTGACATAATTATTTTATTCTTTCTTCAATGTTTAAATTAGATTTAGATACCATAAATGTTGAACACACTATACTCCAATTTCTACCATCGTCAGGCAAACCACCTATCAATTGTGTTTCGATTGTATTATCAATTTCAAAATATCCATCATTAAAAAATATAATATCACCAACTTCGGGATATGCATTTTTTTCTTCACATAACAATCTGTCAAATTTGAAAGTTATATTTTGGTCTGTATCTAAACCAAATCCTTCATATCTAGCCGATTCAGGTTCTTTATCAATCAATGTATATAATTGAATTCCAGGATGCCATGTTTTATTCATAGCTTCACCATAAATGTTTACTTTTGTTTCATTCAAATTTATTTTAAACAATACACAAGTATTTTCGACAACCGTATCAACCAGTTCTCTAGCTACATTTCTAAAAAATTCGATATCTCTACCTACTAAAAACTTTGGCATATTATCCTACATATATTTTTAAGGGAACTTTTCTCAACATATCTTGATGATGGTCAGATTCGTGCGCTTTGTTTTCCATCACATTTTTTCTACTCATCTCTTCTAAATTTTCTCTCAATTGTGTTATCAATGCATCTTTTTCAACCTGTGCTTCTGACCTTAAAGCTGCACCATCTAAATTAACTTCACCATCTGGAATTGGAACGGATGAATATTTTTCTCTAATTGCTCCCAATAATTCTTTTGCTAATGCAAGAGTATATTTTCTAATCCATTGTTTACCAACCTCATTTATGTACCTATATTGAATAAAATCGTATGGAATATCAGAATAGTCAGAAAGTGAATCGGCTTGGATAGTTTGAGAATCATGTTCAAATTCATCTCTTTTCATATATTCAAAATAAACTCGTGTCATTCCTGCTCCAGTTGGTATTGGAAATATTTCTAATTTATTATCTACAATATTAAATGTATGTGCTGATTTTCTAATTTGGTCATTGAATTCAATTGCTTGCATTCTTAATATATCTTCATATAAAGGCATCATTAAGAATTGTGCTGCTGGGGAGTAATTACCAAATCCCAACTCACTCATTAAATTTAAAGTACCCTGTGCACCAACCGAATACGGGTCAAAAAATCTTGTAATAGCAGGTGTTGCTTCATGATAAACTCTAGTTACATCTATTGTTGAATTTGAAGTAGAAAGTGACGCTGATATTGAGTTACCAGTTTCTGCATCAAAAGCACCATTTATTAAATCGTATATTTGAACGGATGCTGTTAAATTTACATATCCTTTTTTTATTGCAGTATTTCCACCTACTCCTGCCAATGTTCCATATTGTTGAGACATACGGACTGCGGTTGGCAAAAATGAACCATCAACTAAAGTTTGTGAAAAGTTTTGATTATTACTTTTTGGTTGTCCTCTTAAAATATCAATATTATTTCTAATATTAAATTGATTTACTTGTGCAGAATATTCCGAAGTTGATTCTTCAAAACATGCCCAAATTTGTTGATTATCCAATTCAATATTAACAATAGGATATCCCAATCTTCTAGCTACCCAAGTTGCTGTTTTTGGTGCATCGGTTTTGAATTCATTATCATTATCGTATATTCCAAATGGTGTTGCGTCTAATGATGCCGATGCTGATAAAAATGCATTGTAGGTTGAACCCGACCAATATGTGTTTACAGACATTATTAAAAATTTATAGTTTTACTACTATAAATATGAATTATATAAATAAAAAAAAAGGGAA